TGCGTCTAGTCCACCAGTAAACGTACTAGTTTCAATCGGTGCTGAATAAGTTGCGACTGCCTGTTTGGCAAAGTCTTTAGCTGTATCTTGTAAATAATCTGGTAATGCCATATTATTTCCATCCTCGTTTTGCTAATTTAGGTTTACCTTTTGTAACAAGTCCACCTTTTTTATATTTTTTACTAGGCAGAACAATTTTAATGTCTGAATCTTTAAGATTAAAAATGTCTTCTTCCTTAATATTATCTAAAACGTTTTTAGATAATCCTTTTCCGGCTCGTCCTAGGCTTTTTAGTTTATTAGTTTTTTTTGTTATGTAGTTAGACATTATCCTATTCTACTCTCCAATTGTTGTGCGGTATCAAACATCTCTTGTGCAGGGTTTCCACCTTGCGATTCTTCAGATACTTTTCCGCCTTGTTCTAAATTATTCATTAATCTCTCCATGACAGCAGCGCCTTCGTCTATGTCGCCGCCACCTGCATTTCTTACAGCATCTGCTGTAAATACAAATTCGTTTTTACTTAGTCTTGCTGGTACATCATCAGCTTTTTCTTTACCACCGATAGGTACAAAGCCACCTTCAGCTCTGTAGTCTTTTTCCATACCACCTAGATCCATTATACCACCTTCAGCAGCCATTTGTCTATCTCCACTTGGTCTGTACATATTGACGATATCAGTGTCTTCCATGATATAAGATCGTGCCATAGGGTTAGCGCTAGACATATAATCTATCATACCTCCAGAATTAGCCATAACTCTATCTTCTACCACAGTCTCATCTTTATCAATAATTTCTTCTTCAGGGTTTTTGCTCATAAAATTCATTAATGCTTCTTGTTGTCTTTCGTCTAACTCACCAAAAGGTTTACCAAAAACTTCTATTGCTAGCATATTTAATTCTGCTACAGGATCTGGATTAGATACCACTTCTTGTGTATCTACGTTTTCAACCATAACGTTGTCAGTTGGTCCGCCCATTTGGTAACCTATTCTACCACCCTCTGCCATTGGGTTGTCTTTTAATATACCTAACACTTCATCTCTTATGTTATTTATATCGTTGTCTAATATACCATCTACATAAGTTTTAATAAGATCATTGTCAGCGCCTTTTTTAATTAACATTTCAACTTGTTTTTTATTGTAGTTACTTCCATTTGCAAAACCTATTCTACCACCGTTAGCTGCCATTTGTGTTGGTTGTTGTTGCATTACCATTTTTGCAAATTGTTCAAAAGGCATTGTGCCTCCGTTTTGTCTATACTTCATATACTCTGCTTGTAATGCTTGCATCATTTGTTGTTGACCTGCACCACCACCATTAGATAATCCTACCACACCGCCTTTAGCCATATAATAATTAGGTTGTACATATCTTGCTTGAGGCATAAAAGCTAAACTTGGGTCTCTCATTCTTGCTTGATATCTTATGTCTGCAATTGAACTAGGTGTAATTGAAAATGACTCTTCCTCTTCTTCTTCTATAGGTTTTTGTAAATAAGGTGCAGTGACTGCTGCTAGTCCTAAAGCACCAAGACCTAATCTACCCATACTAAATGGGTTGCCGGCTTCACCTTCTTTTCTAAATATATTTGAAAAAGCACCCATTTTAGTGTCGGCAGTTCCCTTCATAAAATTTTGTAGACCCTTTCTAAAAAAACCATCTTTAGCAAAAGCAACACTAGGTTTTCCAAAAAGACCACCAAATTTTGTTCCAGGTATTCCAAACGACGCAGCACCTATTAAAGCAGCTTTACCTAAAGGACTTTTAGCAATTTTTTTAACACCTCTAACAGCTTTTCTTACTAATTTACCAAGACCATATCCCTGTCTAGGAATTGCCATAATTCCGCCACCTGCTCGTAATTGTCGTGCTTGTTGCATGTTAGATATTGCCATAATTTAACCTCAAATAATCGTTTTAACTTGTTTTTCCGAACAAATCAAGCGGAGGCATAATCACTGTTAAATCCTGCGCTATGTCTTCTTTCGGTATTCCAAGCTTTTCCCACTCTTCTTTTGTCTTGTAAATAGCCCCTGTTTTCTTATGTCTATATTGACTTATAGTCTTTACTGCATCTATTACTGGTATATCACTCATTAATCTACCTTATCCTTCCTTATGTTTAAGTAACTAATAGCTACATCAAAAGAGTCTGCACTGCTTGATGCAACGGTTAGAACATTGCCTCCTTCTACTACTAAAGGAACGGTTAATAATTCCTCTGTTTTATTAGCTGTCAAAGCAGAGGTTTTAATTGTAGTAATACTGTTGTTAATAACGGTTACCGTAGGCGTGCCTGCTGAGGTAACTTTTAAAGATTTTACAATATAGGTTTCGTTTTCTAATGGATTTTGCACACTATTGTTTGTACCAAACATAGTTTGTGGATCTGTTGATGTAACATTATCTACTCCAAAAAATTTAAATATATTTACTGTTGCCATTATTCTAGAAAGAAAGCTTTAGCTTCTATCTCCTGTTTAATTTCATCTTGGAACGTAGAGTTAAGTTTATTAATTACGTTATCTAAATCTCTAACTAAAGATTGAAATGTACTTTGATCGTATTCTTTACTGGCTCTAGTTAATGATTGTACTATCTTCGCCATTATCTATACATTCCCACAATACCGCCGTAAGCTCTTTCTACAGGTCTTGTTTTAAATTCTATTTTAAATAACTCATCAAGAGTTTCATCACCTCTTAATTTAACATTTAAAATATCTTCTGCTCTGTCATAATCAATAACTCTTTTACCATTTACTACCTTAGTAAATCTTTGCATTAAATTTCCAGCTTTTAAAATTTCAGGTGTTTCACTATACAAACCTAATTCTTGAGTTCTAAAAATTTTCCTTAATTCACTTTCTGGAATTTCTTCCATTATTTTAGTTGTTATGGGTGCTTCCATTTTTGAGTATTGTTCTAAAGGAATATCTTTTCGACTTCTAAAACCTGTATAATTAATAGCTCTTTTAGAAGGTTTAAAAAAACTCATTATACCCTCTACTAATTTACCTCTGCTATATCCTGCTCTACCACCGTAAGCATAGTCATAAGCTGGAGAATCATTGCTAGTAGAACTTGAGCTTGTTTCTCCTTGGTAATCAGATGCGTATCCACCGCCAACTCCCATACCTGCTCCCGCAGCTGTAGGTCCTGTTGTAGGTCTGTCGCTATCATCACCACCTCCATAACCTCTAGTTATGTTAGCAACCCTAGCATCAAAAGCTTCTCCTGATAATTCTGATAGCTGTTGTTCTGCATCTTTTTTTTGTTGACGATTTTTAATAATTGCTCGTATGCCTCCCCCTATAGGATTCATACCTATACCCAAAACTTGCATTGCTGTTAATGGTTTACCAAATCTCATTTGATTCAGTAACTGTTGTTCTTCTTCTGTAATACCTTTTTCTGCAGGACTTTTATCTTTTAAACCATATGCATCTGTTTCATAATCAAAATTTGGATCTGTTCTATTTGGATTAATTCCTCCACCGCCGCCATCACCACCTTCTTGAGGTATAAGAGGATAAGGATATTGACCCATAATACCTAAATTATTGTTGGGTGACACGTTAAAAGTTATAGCGTCTCTTGGATTATAGTTAGCAAGATATCTATCTTGACTTAAAAATCTATTACCAGCATCATAACGTTCTTTATCTACACCTATGTACGCCATTATCTTCTACCATCCGGTTGTATATCTAATCTAAATGTACCTAACTTCCAGTCCTGTGAAGAAGCTGTGTTAGATATTTTCAAAGCAATTGCTCTTGCTCTTGCCCTAGTGTCTACCTTATCAGTAGCATTCGTTACTGTAAAGGGTCCTAATGATGAGCTAGCTGCTGTATTATTAGGGTAATCTCTTAACAATAATGTAATTGTTGTATTACCTGTTTGAGATATAAAGTCTGGTATAATTCTTCTTATCTTCATTAAAAACTCACCATCACCTCTAAGATCTGGCATACCAATTGTCTGCCCTGCTGCTGTTCTTTTTTGTGTAATGTCAAAATCTCCAGATGTAATTTCTGCAAGTATAGGTGTAACTGTACCACCAGCTACAACTTGGTCTGTGCCTACTTCATGTTCAAAATAAATAGAGCAACCATCTGTGTTTCCTATTACATCAGAAGCAGTACCAGCTGGATCGTATTCTGTTGCATGCGGTTTATCAAACACAGCAGAGTCTGCCCATGCTGTTCTAGATAATGTTCCTGTAGTCCATATCGCTTGTTTAGGACTAGCTCTACTATAAGACTCAATGTAATTGTAAGATACCATATTGTTTATGGCTAAAGAAGTACCTGATGGATAGAACCATATTACTTCACCAAACAAGTTGTTTAGTCCTACGTTAATTAAATCTCTAGGTGTAGAGTTTAGATTGTCATAAACAAAGTCTTCTACTAAACAGTCCATAGATTCTAGTTGACCATCGTATCTAAAGAAACCGTTTTCTGACATCCAGAACGCTGTACCGTCTACCTCGACGCATGCATTCTTTCCTATCAATCCGCAGTTACTTCCTATCTGTTGAAAAGAAAAAGTAAATGGTGCGCCTACAAAGGTCATTAAAAATAATGCTGTATCTGTCCATACATAGATAGCATCCCTACCTCGTATAGCTCCCATAATTTTAGAACCTGCTGCAAGTCTTTGTGATCCTGCTGTAGTTTCTGAATTTATAACGTATGAATCTGTGTTATCAATATTCTCTTGATCAGAAAATCTAATAAACATAGCATCTTGTGACGACGGTGTTCCTATTGTTGTTTCTGTTCCAAAGAATACTAAGTGCCGATCCGGTGTAGATACTAATACGTGCCGCGATGCAGTTGGTGCATTTGCTATAAGTGTTGCTCTTGTAGACGTTGCGTTGGCTGCAGCTGCGTCCCATTCAAAACATCTACCGTTATAAATTAGTGCAATAAGTTTTGTACCAAAGTTATCTAATACCCATAAACCAGGATCAATTGTAAAGTCAGCAGATGAAGCCTCGCCCCATGCTACAAATTCAG